CGTTTTCCCGTTGACATGACCGAAAGCCGGATTGCCGGCTGCGGGCGCCCCTTATGTCTGTCCTGAGTCTCCAGGAGCGCCAGTTAGCCGCCACAATTTCCGGACTGCTTCACGCTAAGAAGCACGGTGAAGCCGGCCAGATTCTGGCGGAGTTGAGTGGCGAAAAGCTCTCTGCATCGCAAGCGGAAGACCCGAAAGTCCACCTGCCTTACCTCCAGTATTACTTACATACCCTCCTGGAGGGGGGTGGCTTCGTCCAGGCCGCGCAGCTTCTCTGGTCCCCCACACAGTTCAACCCGGAGCCCATGAGCACCAAACAGGTGTGGCGCCTGTTTTCGGAAGCGGACACCGGGCTGATTATTGGCGCCGCGAAGATGTCAAAGAGCTTTTCGATGGGCGTCCGGCTGTTCCTGGAGTGGGTTCGAGATCCGGAGTGGACTACGATTCGTGTGGTCGGCCCCTCGGAAAACCACCTGGAGGAGAACTTGTTTTCGCATCTGGTTTCTCTCCACCAGCACGCGTCGCTTCCCATGCCCGGCGAGGTGGGCGATCTATTCATTGGTCTCAGCCGGCGAGATCAGATGTCCTCGATCCGGGGCGTCATCATCCCGAAAGGGAACGTCAAGAAGGCTGGAAGATTGCAGGGCGGCCACCGCCGGCCTCGCACGACTCCGCATCCCGTGTTTGGCCCACTGTCCAGGATGTTTATCTTCCTCGATGAAGTGGAAAACATCCCGATGGGCATCTGGCAGGACATTGATAACGTCCTGTCTGAAATCGAGAAGGGTGGGCAAGGATTCAAGATTTTTGGCGCCTACAACCCATCGAATGCGTCTGACGAGGTTGCCAAGAGGGCGGAGCCCCCGTTTGGATGGGGCGACTTCGACGAGGACGTTCATTTTCGCTGGAAGTCGATCCGTAAGTGGGATGTTTTGCGACTTGACGGAGAGCGCTGCGAAAACGTCCTCCAGGACAAGATCATCTATCCCGGGCTTCAGACCAAGGAGGGCCTGGAAAGGATTGCGACGAATGCCGGTGGTCGAAATGCCCCGGGCTACCGGACGATGGGCCGGGGTTGCTACCCGAGCACCGGGATCGAGGCCGCCATAATTCCCCCGGGGATGCTGCTGAAGATGCGCGGCGAATATATCTGGTATCAGGAGCCGCAGCCGATTAGCGCGACGGATCTTGCGCTGGAGGGGGTGGACGGCGCGATCCACACCATTGGAAGCTGGGGGCTTGCCACCGGCATCAAGTATCCGCCGTCTTTGGACTTCCCCAAGGGCCAGATCGTGATGTTTAAAGATCCCCAGGGCCACTTGTTACCTAGATGGGGGCTGCAAGCAAATCAGCAGTTTGCTTTGCCGAAAGGAGACACGGTTGCAATGTCGCGGTCGGTCCAGGACGTGAATCGGAAATCGGGGACCCGTCCGGAATACTATGCGTGCGACCGAACGGGGCACGGTGCGGGTGTCGCAGATTTGATCCGCAACGAATGGTCAAGCGCGATTCACGATGTTAATTATTCCGAGGGCGCCAGCGAGACGAAGATCATGCAGGAGGACTCCCGGCCCTGCAACAAGACCTATGAGCGCATTTTCACGGAGCTTTGGTTCGCGCTCCGTTTGTGGGGCGAGTTCGGGTATTTTCTGATTCATCCCTCGGTGGATATGTCCAAGCTGAACCAGCAACTGACGCAGCGCAGGTTCAGAACAAAGAGCGGCGGGATAAAAGTCGCGGAGTCCAAGAAGGATTACAAGGCGCGCGGCTTCGAGTCGCCGGGTGAAGCGGACTCGCTTACCCTTTTAGTGCACGCAGCCCGGAAAGGAAGTGGCGTTATCCCCTCGATGCGCGGCGCGGCGGTGGATTCCCCAGGGGAAGAGGACGACGATTGGAATTCAGGGAGATACCCGGGAGGGGTTCGCATCGACCCCTCGAATATGTCGGATCATCTTGAGGCGTTGGCATGAAGCAACTCAATCCAAACATAAGCCCGCATGATGGGTATTATTTTCGTGACACAGACGGCTCGACGCATCACGCGGCGGGCTGGAGTGGTGTGATTGCGCGCGTGATTGCGTATCGCAAGCGGCAAAACCGTCCGACAGAAACCACGGAGAAAGAGGTGATCGAGCAGGCGTGTTCCCGGACTCCGGTGATTTGTGTGGAGGACAACGGTGCGACGAGGGCGGCCCAGAGCGTAGCGTCATTGCGGACCCGGGTGCTCCGGTGGCTCCTTCTCAAAAAGGCGGAGCGGGAAAAGTCGGAACTTCGGTTTATCAATGCGGATCTGCACGCGGCGCGGACGGACGTTTGCATCCGGTGCCCCGCAGATAAATCAATGCCCGGCGGAGGGTGCGGCTCGTGTCGCGCGGCGGTGCGGGAGATGCAAGAGGCGGTAGTAGGCGCGCGGACCACCGATTCGAGAATCACCGCTTGCCCTTTTCTCGGGGAACATCTGCCCGTCTCAACGTGGCTTGACGAGCCGGCGGTAGCAAATCCAGACCTTCCCCCCGAATGTTGGAGAAAGAGAAGCATATGATCGGAATGGCATGGCGGTTCATCAAGGCAATGTTGCGGTGTCAGTGGGCTAAGCAGCGGGGGTATGAGACCCTCGCTCCCGCGGCGGCACAGGCGTTTCGAAACTACGAATGCGATCAGTGCATGTATAATGACGAGGGCCAGTGTGCGCTGTGCGATTGTCTGATCCTGGCAAAGACGATGATGGCCCAGGAATCCTGTCCGGATGGGCGCTGGAGCCGGGTCTGGATCAAACGGAAAAGCAAGACTAATCGCTGATTTTGGACGACTACTGAACTGAAATATGGCTGATCTTGCTGAACTGCCGTCTGCCAGTCTAAACGGCACCGGTTACCCGCAGAACTATTTGGGCTCCGTCATTCTGAGCCCGAAGATCAACACCTCCGGGAAGCCAACGCAGCACAGCATCCGGGACATCCAGATGGCCCGCGATGTTGTCAAGACGGTAATCATGGCCGGCAGGAATCGGTCCATTGTCAACTCGCGAATCCTGGCGAAATACAATGCGGAGAGACCTTATGACGCTTACAAACTAGAGGCTGAGGGGCTTGGTTGGCGGAGCAATTTTACCACCAAGCCACTGCCCTCGATGATCGAGAAAGTGGCGCCGCGGTTTGTATCCATCGTGGACGGACTCAAGTATCTCACGGATGCCTCGCTCAGCAACAAGTGGCAGGCCAGTCAGGTCAAGACACAAGCTTTTCGAGAGGCGATCACCAACACGATCCGGGCGCGAAAGGGCTGGACCACGCTGATCGAGGACATCGCATTCGACAACTCCCTTTTCGGCCACACCATCGTCGCGTGGCTTGACGAATACAACTGGTTTCCGAAGCACTTCAAGCAGGACGAATCCTTTGTGGCGGATGGAACAAAGTCAGATACGCGCTGGGCGCAGATCGTCGTGCTGAAGGAAGTCTATTTGCCGCATGAGCTTTTCTTGCAGATCAGCCCAGACCCGGATGCTGCGAAGGATGCGGGCTGGAGCTTGGAGCGGACTCGCGAGGCGATCAACCGCGCCTCTCCGGTTCAGGTAAGGGATCGTTTAAACGTCGGGGGCACTCTGGAAACGTGGTATCAGAACGCGCTCCGTGAGTTGACCATCGGCGCCTCCTACATGGCCGGCAACTCGGTCATTGTCGTTTATACTCTCCTGGCGCGCGAGGTGACGGGCAAAGTTTCCCACTACCGGATGGCCGGCCCGGAGATGGATTCGATTTTCGAACGCGAAGATCGGTTCCCCAGTATGGAAGATTGTTTGACGTTCTATTCCTTTCAGAAGGGAAACGGGACTCTGCATGGCTCCAAGGGAATCGGGCGCGACATCTACGAGATGGCCGGCATGATCGACCGCACGCGCAACGAGGTGGTGGACCGGCTCATAATGTCTGGCAAGACTCTGATTCAGGGGGATGTCAAGCGCATTCACACCTTCAAGATGTCGGTCATCGGCAGCACGGTCATCATCCCCACCGGTTGGACGGTTATCGAGCAGAAGATAGACGGGAATCCCGAGGGATTTGTTCGTCTTGACCAGTATTTCAAGGGGCTTATCAACGAGTTGATTGGCTCTACTTCGACCCCGCAGCCGGGTCTCGGTGGCGAGGATATGCGCTCTCCGGCGGCCTGGAACCTTCTCGCGCAGCGGGAGGAAGAGAGCCGGGACGTTCGCGTGTCTCGTTTTCTCGCGCAGACTACGGATCTCGTGCAGACCATGCAGCGGCGCCTTTGTAACGCGGATACTTCCGAGGACGACGCGAAGGAGATGCAGGAGAATCTGCTGAAGATAATGACGCGCCCGGAACTGGACGAATTGGCGAACCAGCCTGTTGCCGGCACGATTCAGGACTTGACGCCCCTTCAGCGGCAGTTAGTGGTCTCCATCTCCCAGGAGAAGAAAGGCAATCCGCTTTACAATCAGCGCCAGCTTGAACTGGAGGATCTCCAGGCGCGCATGGACAGCGAATTTGCCGAGCGGGTTCTGCTTCCCGAAAACGATCCCACTGAGGAAGCGGAGCAGCAACGGATGCAGAATCTGGAGTTGATGCTGCTGAGCCACGGGCAGGCGGTCCCGGTGAGCCCGCGCGACAATCATTTGATTCACCTATCCGTGTTGATGCCTGCCGCTGAACAAACTGCACAGCAGATGTTACAGGGCCAGTTCCCTACGGAGATCCTGGAGACGATGGTTGCCCATATCAACGAGCACTATTCTCAGGCGCTTCAGCAAGGCGTCAAGAAAGACAGTTTGGCGGAGGTGGCCGAATTTGTGAAGAAAGCCGGCCCGGAGATTGCCAAGCTGAAGGCGATTGACCAGCAAGCCGCGCAACTCGCGCAGGCGCACGATCAGATGGCCGCAGAGCAACAACAGCAGCAGGGTGCGGCAGGGTCCCCACAACAGCCGCCCCCCGGTGCTCCGCAATGATGTTTCCCCGATGAATACACACCCCTATGGAAATACTTGCAAACGCAGATGAATGGACAGCGACAGACGAGCAACGGTTGGCCGAGTTTTTGGAGACTCCCACCGGCAAACGTCTGATCCCCTCGCTGCTAAAGGATTCTCCTGAATTACTCAAGGGCGGCGAGATCAACGCGATCCTGATTCGCTCCGGCGAGGTTCGCGCTTATCAGGCGATGGTGGAGTCTATGCTTTTGCTGGCGCATCCCCCGCAGCAGACGCGGCCCGTTGAGTCAACGAATTACCCGGCTCTGGAGGATGACCGCGCCTGGAACGACGGCCAGAAAATCACCCCCGAAAACAAAACGACCGAAACACCCCAATAGTATATGCCCGAGAAAGAAGCCACACCCCCTCCCCAAAACCTCGACCCCGCGGAACAAAATGCCGAGGTGATCCGCAAGCAGGCCGCCCAGGACATCAGCGGCCAGTCCAGCGTCACCGGAGAATTTGGCGACGCTACCGCAGCGCTCGACAAGCTGGCTGCCCAGGTGCAACCGAAGCCAGAGGCGCCACCGAAGCCGGAGGCTCCAAAGCCGGAAGCGCCAAAACCAGAGGCGGCTCCCCCAAAACCTGATGCGCCAAAGCCGCCGGAGCCAACCGCCGAGGAGTTGGCGGTCCAGAAACGCGCGGAGGATCTTTTCAAGGGTTCTCCTACCTTGCCGCCGAATGCGAGCCCGAAATCCGCTGAAGCCTTTTCGACGATCAAGATCAAAGCGGCGCAGGAGATCAGCGCCAAGGAAGCGGAGATTGCCGCGCTGAAGAAACAGATCGAGGACGCCAAGAACCCTTCGACCGAGCAACTGACGAAGGAGAAGGAACTGGAAGATCTCCGCCAGTGGCGCCAGAAGATGGACGTGGATTTCGATCCGAAGTTCAAGGAATTCGACAAGGGCATTGCGCAGTCCAGGGAATTCATCTACGCGCAGCTTTCGAAGTCCCCCGCGATTACCCCGGCGGTGATCGAGCAGATCAAGAAATATGGTGGGCCGGACATGGTCAACCTCTCAAAGCTTTTCGAGTCCATCAAGGACCCTACGATGCAGCGGCTGGTGGAATCCAAAGTCGCGGACATCGAGATGGCGAAGTATAACCGCGAGCAAGCAATTGCATCAGCGAAAACCAATCTGGGCCAGTATCTCCAGGAACGTCAAGCGGCTTTGTCTCAGGAGCAGACCGTGAATCTGACGCAGACTGTGACCAAGCTCGATTCTCTCCTCGGCCAGTTTGACTGGTTCGCGGAGAAAAAGGTTGACGCCGGAGCGGATGAAGCGTCTAAGAAAGAGGCCCAGGAGCATAACGGGTTTGTGACCGAGTTGCGCCAGCAGATTGGCGAAGCGGTCAAAGACAACAGCCCGGAGATGCGCGCCATTTTGATTACCGGGATGGCGAAGTTGTTCTATCTCCAGAAGAGAATTCCGGGACTCGAAGCGCGCCTCGCAGCAGCGGAGCAGGCTGCGAAAGACGCCACCTCAAAGTGGGAAGCGGTGAAAAACTCTGGCCGCTCCCGGCTGGCCGAATCACAGGCCCCATCAGGGGGAATCCCGAACCTCGGGAACAAGGCGGCGGATGTTAATCAGCGCGCAAGTGATGCGCTCGACGCTTTGGCGAAAGAAGTCATGGAGAAGCGGTCAGCAGCTAATGTGTGAGCCTCTTCCGCCCAGATTCGACCGCCGGAACACCGCCGATGGGGGTCCCGTCCGCTGAAGCCGTTGTAGTTTACCACAAGAAGGTTATGGTGGTGCTTCCCTGGTGGAAGCAGGTTTCCCCCATCACCGCCTTCTGCGTGGCGCAACTGATCGACCGACGGCGCACTTCCTCGATGCTCAACTTCGGGGACGCCTTCATTGCCCACTCGCGTAACTCGTGCGTGGATATTTTTCTCCAGTCGCCTTGTGATTGGTATTTGACGATTGACGATGACATGATCGTCCCTTTCGGGAATGCAAAATGGTTTCAGGCGCACACTGGGTTTGATGACTTCCCAGAAAAGTTTCTCGGTCTCAACGCGATTGACCGGCTGATGTCGCACAAGAAATCCCTGGTTGGTGCCTTGTATTTCGGACGGCATCGGAACGGGCCGCCGGTTTACAACGAGGGTGGCGCTAGCGCGGAAGAGGCGGCTTATGCGAGGCGGGCGCCTTACGATTTAGTGAAGCCAACGCGGTGGGTGGGAACGGGCTGCATGCTCGTGCATCGTTCGGTATTCGAAGACATTGAAAAAAAGTTCCCCCGGCTTGCGCGCGGGCACGATGGTATGGGCGGGAACTGGTTTACTTCCACCGAGGCCGGCCTGATGGAACGCTTGCTTGCCCTAAGAGGAAAGCTCCA